ATAGGATCGAGCATATCAGTATCCTTATCCGTGGCTTCTTTTCTAAATGTAGATAAATTCACCACTCGACCAGCAGTATAGTCCATTCTGCCTGGAACCTCGATATTCAGTACGAAAGCACGAGTATTGGCGATGGCTGATGTTCTTTGTAGGAGTGAACGCTCTACCGATGTATCACCGAAACCTTTATGCATATTCTCATGAGTGAGTAGTTGAAAGCTGGATGCATTTTCGTTGGCGATAACATCAGGAGTACTCAGTGGATATTTGTTTAGATGACTGCGTTCTTTAAACTGAGCCAAACTGCTGTAATTGGATTTGGTATAGGTTTTGGTTGTCATATCATAGTTTCTCAGTTTGTTGATAAACACACCCTGTCGAAGTCGTTCAAAGAAATTAAATCCTTCATGCATAAACATCTTACTGATTCTTTTGTAAGACTCATCCGCATCTGACCCATCAGGTGACTGGTTATCTTCAATAAATTCTTGTATCACTGGTCCATTGTACAGTTCTGATAAGCCAAGGAAGTTATAGCCATCTCTATTTTCAAAGAAGATATAGTCAGCGTGTCCTTCTTTATTTATTGCTCGTTCCGTGACGAAATCGATGGCTCTTGTCGGCGACCAACCATTACATATAAAGCGAGTACCATTTACAGTCGGTGTCATGTTCAGTTGCTTCGTACTCTTTAATCCTTGTGCATCTTCAGCTACCAAGTCCTGTATGATATTGCTACAGAAACCTTTTTTGGCAGCATCGATACTGTTGTTTCTATCTTTCACAGCATCAATGTTAATGAAGTGAAGCACATACCCAGTCTCAGTATCACCAAGACTTATTCTCTCAGTCAGTTTGAATATGTAGAATGTACCTTTGAATTTACTTTTATCCATCTCAGGTGTTTGTATATCTATCTGTATCAGTTCTTGACCGATAAGTGGCATACGATTGATTAGATCTTGCGAATCAGTAATTGCTACTTTACCTGTGATGAATGGGGAAAAGATATCTTCGAACAGCTCAATACTTAGAACCTGCTCTCTTATATCTATTTTTGAACCACCAGCGACTAACTCAATTGCATTAATTGTTACATCACCAGCGAATGCGACTCCTGCCTGTGCCATAATCTATATTTCCATTTTTTTAAACTCACGCACTATCTGCATAGCTAGTGTGGGAGTGACGATCTTTATTCTCCTCTTGGCTTCGTTTCTTTCCATCTCATATTCACGATGTGTTTGACCAATCGACCCTGCTACTGAAGAATCAACTACCAACCCATCTTTCTTATACCATTTGACAGTATCAGGCGATGCATAGTTAGCAGTTATCATAGCAGTTAGAGCATCATGCTCCAGTGGGAAGTCATTTACATAGTCATAACGATTATTGATGAGCATAAGGATCCAATGTAAATTAGGATCCCCATAAAGTCTCTCAGCTAAGTTTTCGATTGTTTCATACTGCTTTATGTCATAAAACTCATAAGCAGTTATGTTTTGTAGTATTTGTTTTCTAAGTCTTACATTGGTTGTGATATCAGTAAGTACTTTGAGCTTCTCTTCATTACCTTCTCGTGTAATGTAGTATATCTCGTTGAATTTTTTAAAATATGTATCAGCCATTATTGACTCATATCTGGTTCAACACCATCTGCTGGGGTTTGCTCTTTTGGAGGAGTTTCACCCATCGCCCCAAGATGCCCTTTAGTAAGGATAGATAGTTCTTGAAAGGATAATGTCATGTTAATTTGTGTAGGAGCTCCATTATCGAACGAAGTAAACTGACCCTGTGGTGTATAGTTTACATTCACTTCTTTTAATACAGCTGATGTATGTTTGTGTATATATGGGTTTATAGAGTCACCAATATAGTAGAATATCTCAAACTCTCCTGGATATAGGTATAAGAAACCATCATCATCTTTAAACTCAGGATGCATGTGATATTTAAATGTGTTTACAATATTTCGTATATTGTTTGACTCTTCGCCAGAGCGAGGGAAGAACTGGTAGTCATACTGAAAGGTACGAAAGTCCATGTTCTTGAATATTTGTTCTTTTTTCGGGTTAGGAGCAACACCTGCCATGGCTTGTATTGCTTCACTTCCTGGAATATTTTGTAATGCTGCTGCTTGAGCAACACCAGCAGATCCTGCTGTTAAATCATTTACTAGACCTGCTATAGATTCTGATGCAGGTTTTTTACTTGACAAGTTTTTTACCAAGTCAGTTGCACCTGCAGCAAGTACATCAGCACCTTGCATAAATGCTTGAGTCATAAATGTTTCTGCTTCTTCATACTGAGCACCAGAACGAATAGCAAAGTTGTTAGGCATGTGTAAAGCGATAGCATGCTTCATTCTTTTTAGTGGTTTGGAAAACTTCTTACCGAGTGCTGAAGGATTTAAACTGTCAAAGTTTCCTAATGCTCCTGTTGATACAGCACCTGCTGCTCCAAGTGAAGCAGCACCTTTTGAAATCCCACCAGCAGCACCTGAAAATAATCCACCAAGTAAAGCACCAGCACCTGCTCCTGTTAGGAAACTACTTCCTATGGCAGCAAAATTACTGAAGCCAGCACCATTAATAGCACGACCAACACCTGGATCTACATCCTCAAGTACTCTTGATGTGTCTTGTGCTATCTTAGATTCTTGCCTTTCATTAATAAAGAACATAACATAATTGCCACCATAATCTGGGACATTTAGTATATCTTCTGGATATGATAAGTGCGTGACTGCATAAGAAGGACTCTTATTCGTTTCTTCTACTGCATCATTTAGATCCTCATCAGATACTACTGCTTGACTTGTACGAGTAGTAGTTGTTGATGATGTGGAACTGTGATGTGAGTGCGTGACCGACCCAGCGTTTTTTAATGATGCACCCCTTGCTGATGACATGTATATTTGACCCCTAAATAGTAGTTGTATAGGATATATTTAGTTATGTTTCACAAAAGAAAATACACCCCATTAAATCCCGAGAAGTACGAAGGAAACCCAACGAACATTATTATGCGTTCTAGTTGGGAAACTCGTTTCGCTTCTTGGTGCGATAGATCTAATCATGTGTTAAAATGGAGATCTGAAGAAACAGTTGTGCCTTATAGATCGCCAGTAGATAACCGATTGCATCGATACTTTATAGACTTTACAATAAAAGTCAAAAATAAACATGACCAGATACACACCTATTTAGTTGAAATAAAACCAAAAGTACAATGCTCACCTCCTAAATTTACTGGAAGAAGGACAAAAAAGTATTTGGCTGAGTCAAAAGCATATACTGTAAATGCAGCCAAGTGGAAAGCAGCAGAACAATACGCATTAGATCGTGGTCAAAAGTTCATTATATTGACTGAAGATGAATTAGGTCTTACATGGAAGACTGGTCTAGATAAAAAGACTAAATAGTAGAATAAAAAGGAGATATTATGCCCCAACCAAAACTGGGAGATCCAACTGATTTTTCATACAGAATACATAAAGTCACAAAGATAGTCGATGGTGATACCATTGATGTTATTATTGATATAGGATTTGATATAATGTATAAGTCTAGAGTGAGAATGTTTGGTATCGATACACCCGAATCAAGAACAAGAAATAAAGAAGAAAAGATCCGAGGTCTTTTAGCTAAGAAATATTTGACTGAAGCATTAAAAAAAGGTAAGAATCTTTCAATCAAAACATACAAGGATTACGAGACTGGTAAGTTCGGTAGAATACTTGGCGATGTATGGATAGATGGTAAGTCTATCAATGCTCAAATGATTAAAGAGTTTATGGCTGTACCATATCGTGGTCAGTCAAAAGAAGCAATAGAAAAACTACATGAAGCAAACAAACTTATGCTTCAACGACTAGGAAAGATAAGTGGCTAAAACACCAACACAAACTTTTTTCGATAAGGCAGCAACTGACCCAGACATTGCTAAGAAAAGCAGAGGATGGTTTAATAAAGAAGTTGTAAGGTTGCGTCAACTGCGACCTCAGCCAAAGGCAATAATGAAACAAGCAGGTCGTTCTACACGATTACTTCCTGGCAGGATGTATATGTTTCAATATGAAGCCAAAGGTGCTGATACATTACCATACTTTGATAGATTCCCTTTGGTGTTTCCTTTTGAAATACAATCAGAGTATTTCTTAGGTTTAAACATGCATTATCTACCATACCTATTACGCATTAGATTGTTAGATAGATTGATGACATACGCATCAAACAAAAAGATGGACGATACTACACGATTGAAGTTTCAATGGAACACTATACGAGGATCGTCAAGGTTAGCACTCGGCAGACCTGCTGTAAAAAAATATTTAAAGACACAAGTAAAATCACAATTCTTACAAGTAAACTCAGCCAACTGGAATACTGCTATGATGCTACCAGTTGAAAGATTTTCAGGTGCTACTAGGGATCGTGTTTGGAGAGAAAGTTTAGAAATAGCACAAGGATAATATTATATGAAACTGCCAGAATACGCAGAGTGGTCTAGAGAAAAATTACACAACTCAAAAATACAGGGAATATTCCGACATGGCGAATACCCTATGTTAGATGAAGTCTTTGACCACATACTCCCCCTCTGCCCTGCCTTACTAGAAGAAGTATTACTTCCCTATGAAGGAGACAATATACAACAACGATTAAATAAAATGTATGAAGAGGATACTTTACCTGTATTTGAAACTGCTGGGTATAAGGTGGCGAAAGAAGCCAATGTAGGAAATAAACAGTTAGGTAAGAGAAACCTCGACAGTTGGCATGCTTTTAATTTAATTTGGAATCCAGGAGAAGCTGGTAAAGGTGTAATGGAAAAGCGAATGAAAAAGAATCGTGATAGATTACCAGTGTTAAGATCTATTTTAGAAAAATATGAACAATGGATAAATGTAATTACTTACTCAATGATTGCCCCAAACTCAGTTGTACTGCGTCATACTGGTCATGAAAATAAAGATGGTAAGTATTTAAGATTACACTTTCCCCTCCATATTCCTGAAGGTGATATATTCCTAGAGGTAAATGACGAGGAGATACAATTTAGCGAAGCACCTTTCGCATTTAATAATCAAATCGTACATTCAGCACACAACAGAACAGGTAAACATAGATTGGTCATGATACTAGATTTATATAGACCATTCCTTGGCATACCCACATCTTATTACATAACTAAACTACAAGACCTCACTGGTTGTACAGATAAATATCTGGTTGACTACGAACGAGATGGGGAAGTATTAAATCCAAGTTGGAAGTCAGGAGCAATAGATAATGATTAATTTGCCATGGTGGTCAGAAATACCAAAACAAAGACTACGAGAAATACAAGAACAAAAGATATTTAAACGAGGAGAGTATCCTAAGTTAGATAATATATTTGATGAGTTATCTGCTCAGAAAGATAATCTAATAAATGACCTCGTTGGTCACTTAGATGAAAAGTGGAGCATGGATAAAAAATTACAATGGGTGTTAGATAATAAAGCTGTGCCTGTAATGAGTAGGGATAGTATGGGTCATGCTTCAGGTAGTAAAGATAAGAAACCAGCAAAGCTAGACGCATGGCAAAATGTATATTTAAAATACCAACCACCCTCTACAATATATCGTGATACAGAAGGAGAGAAAGCCAGACCCCAGTATCCTACAGCAAATAAGATATTAAAGCAGTATGAAGAAGTCGTTCCTATCGCTAATTATAGCATATTAGTAAAGGATTCGGTAATACATAGGCATACTGGACCTGAGAATCGTCGTGGACATCACCTGAGAGTACATATACCACTACATATACCCAAGGGAGATATATTCTTAGAGGTAAATGGTTCAGAGGTGGATTGGTCTGATTGCTTCGGTTTTAATAATCAATATACTCATTCTGCTCATAATTATTCCTTCGAACACCGACTAATACTCCTGATTGACTTTGATAGGAGATATTTAGACATCCCTCCAGGACTTGCTTACGATAAAATGGAGCAAATAACTGGCGATCCCAACATAGAATATAAAAGAATCTAACTAAATAGTTATATGGCTGATAATTTTCAAGAAGCACCAAAGACTACACTCAACGATTTTACCTCTCAAGTTAAGAAAGAGGGATTAGCTGTAGTAAACAGATATGCTGTTGTCCTTCCTAATTTTGAAGGTCCAGACATGTCACGCATGTTATTAATGTATTGCTCTCAAGCACAACTTCCAGGAATCAATAACTCTACCACTCCAGCAAGAACATTTGGTGAATATAGAGAGATGCCTTATGAAAGATTATTTGAAGCAATCAACTTAGAGTTTTATGTAGATCGCCCAATGAAAGTAAAAACATATTGGGATAACTGGACATCACAAATTATAGATCCAGTCACAAGAAAGTTTAACTATTATAAAAACTACACAAAAGATATTACTATATTTGTTTTAGATAAAGCAGATAAACAAATTTATGGATGTACTTTATATGAAGCATATCCTAAAACATTAAATCCTATACAGCTAACTGCTGAAGGTAAAGATGCAATGAAGATTGGAGTTTCACTTTCCTACAGATATTGGAGAGGTGCTCAGTATGCTAAGAGTAAATTGCCAGCAGAAGTTGGCGATCCACCAACAGGTGTTAGACAAGAGCCAAGAATTATTGATAGAATTGAAGAGGATATACCTCAAAATGTTGTAACAGATGGCAAAGGCAACCCAGTCACCCATTCAGGTGGCTATGTGACTTATGGTGGTAATAATGCCAGAGGTCGAAGAAAATTTGGTAAGAGGAACTAATGAGTAAAATTGATAAAGGACTAGGCAAGGTATTTGACCTTCCAGCAGGATTTGATGGGACACCAGTATATAATCCTGATGCAGCATGCCCAACTGATATACTTCCTGGGCATCAAGATATAATTGCTAAGGCAAATGAATTACCATCTGCTGTAGATGATGCAGCAAATGTAATGTCGGGATATGACCCGAAAGAAGCAAAGATTGAGAGTGATTATGATACTACTCGTTTAAATCTATTAACGATTTTAAACAAAGGTCAAGAAGCACTTAATCATGCATTAGAGATAGCTAAACAATCAGAACACCCTCGTGCGTTTGAAGTTGTAGGCAATCTCATGAAACAACAGGCTGACATAAATCAACAGCTATTAGATTTACATCAGCAAAAACAGAAGTTAGAAGGCAAGAAAGAAGAGAGAGCTCCAGGAGTTCAAAATAATTCTATCTATGTTGGCTCAACAACTGAATTGAATAAACTAATTAAGGACATGAAAAATG